GCCCTTTTGAAAAGGAAAAAACTTGCTGTGCAGCTTAACTACACCCAGATGGGCAAATTTATGCCAGATGTGATTGGGTTTCTTTCTGGCCACAATGAATTAGGGATATACATTAATACTACGCTGATCGAGTACCAAGAAATCAGAAATATTGAATTTTACTATGAGAAGAAATGGTTTGATGTTCAGTGAATACTATTACTCAATACGAACAGGCTTATCTTACCTATTCAGAATTTTTATTGGAGTTCCCTACTTCTATTTCAGAATCACAAGAGTACCTATTTGGCGCTGAATGTATTCAATTTTATGTTGGTGTTGTTTTAGATATGAATGATAGTCGTTATTATGTTCAGTCTTATGGAGGCGATCAATGTGAAAACGATGAAAGGCTATGTATCGAAGATACGTGTGTTGAAGATGAGCAAGACCCCTTTGGTGCGATTCTCGCTTGATGATGTTAATTGCTTGATTGCGTTGCATAGCTTAAACTTTTTGGCAGATGTGGATGAAGGAATGCAGATAGTAGTTGCTGGTAAGTTTAATGATCGGAATCAGTTTGTTGTGCGGAAGTATTCGGTAATTGGCAAGACGAAGATCATGATTGAATTTGAAGCAATAAAAAAAGACCTTAGCACATAAAGCGACCCCCAAATGTTAGACAAAAAATCTAACGTTTGGGGGTCGCTACAATATACTTGGGCCTTTTTACAATTTTTAATCAAATTTTTCTACGTACCTTATTGATCATTTTGCGCATTTTAAGCGTGCTAATACCGAAGAAAGTTAAACCTAGTAGACTAGTTGCTTGATGTAAATATAGTAGAATGCTTAGCTGCCATTTAATATTAAAAAAAACAACAAGTAACTCAATAAATATAGAAACAAGAAAGAAAAATAAACTAAAATACATAGGGCTAAAATATGAGTCTATATATCCAGCATCATCTAATTCTTTAATATCTTTTCTTGCGGAGAATTCTACCATGTTACCTAACATGTTGTATACGAACCCCGCAAAAATTGTATTTACTGTAAGTAAATTATACAATAGCTCCTTATTTGGAACGATTTCTTCCACCATATGATCTTTAACATAGTATAAATAATACAAAAACGCGACAAAAACAAATATACAACTCAAAATCAAAGACAATTTATTTCTTCGATATGTTTTTTGAATTGTAATCATTTATTCTCACTCCTCTTCGCATTCAAAACCAACATACTCTAAAATTTCAGGTCTATTTTGTTGATACTTTAACCAAATTTGGTCCTCTATTGTCTTCTCAAATTCTTCAGACGTCTTACTTGAATCATAAATAAACGATGCTTTTTTTGACATTATATCATCAAACAAACGATATTCTTGCATGATACTCTCATTTTCATCTTTAGCCTTTACAGTAACGTTATTGGTTTTTCCGGCTATCGAAGAAAAAAACTTTTTTGCCATATCCGGAGTCTTAAACATTGATTTTTTTCTCTTATCTGCTACTAACTTAACTTGAACTTTAGTGTGTTTTTCGTTTTGTAGCAACTCGTAATCTTCTTCATTCATACCAGTAACATCTTTATGCGAACCTCTGGGAATTGTCACATCATAATAGATTGACCCAATAATATCTTTTCCAGCCAATTTATTTAAAGAATCTTTTGAAACAATTGTCAGAGTAATTCCCCATAATTTATCTGTTTCTTTAAAAACTTGTGTAAACATGTCTCCTAAAAAAACAATACTCGGTGCACTTCTTTCCATGATATACGAGACAGCAAAAGTTCTTCTATCTATCATAAAATAAGAAAATGCTTCAAAAAACTGATCAGGACCTTTGGTAATAGGTGAAGAGGCCAAGGTTTCATTTTTTCTCAACTGATAATTATTTATGTCTTGTTCTTTACCCATTTTGCCAAAAACATAATTTTCATTTTCAGACACAATTTCCACTGTAGCCGTATTATTTCCACTAGTTGAGTTATACTTTTCAACCTGAATAGCTTTTCTGTCAGAAAGCTTGTTCTGAATTAAGTCTTTTAGATACATTTCTTTTTCAAGGCTTGTAAGAAATCTTTGTACAGAATTTCCCTTTTCATCTAAATCCAGTTTATACATATCAAGCCTGAAAAAGTGAATAGTCTTTGTTTTTGTGCTCATCTTATCTTCTCCTCTATATTTTAATATCTGCTTATTTAATTAAACCAAAAGGAAGCCTGAAAAACAAGCGTTTTCCTAGACTTCCTATAGCAGATATAATCGTATGAGGATTATGCTCTAATTATATCAAACATCCGTTCTTATTTCAATGACAAACAACCACTCCCAAAAAGGAAGTGGCGTTAAAGTGGTTTAGGAATGAAAAAGGTAATTCTTGCTTAATTAGAATATTACTCCTGTTGATAAAATATTTCAAATAATAATATCTATTAGAAAAGAATAATGCTAAAATAAAAAAGAAGAGTGCTAGACGTGATAAGATGGCTTCCCCAAAATTTCATCTTATCCTAGCATTCTTCTTTTTTGTACATGTTGCATATAAAATATTATAGTAGTTGCTTACTTTGTGCAAGTGAAATGCCGGAAAATCTAGTAAAAATATTTTTTTCACAAAAAAACCCCTACTCAAATGAGTACGGGGGATAGCATTATTATACACCGAAAAATTTTAGCAATATAGGTATCATAATCGACCCAACTACCAACAATACAATAGTGTTAATTTTAGAATCAATTTTATCGATATTTTCTTTCATATTTGTTAATCGCTCTGAATTTAATTTCTCATTAGCTTCAATCTTCTGGACAATTAAGTCTAGATCACGTTTAGTTTCTATATGAGAAATCTCAATTTTATGATTTAATTCTTTAATTGATCCATTCAACTCTTCTTTAGTTGCATATTGAGACATTTCATTCTCATCCCCTTGATAACTTGGTAAGTCTTTTTTTAGTTGTAAATTTGAGTTGTCTTTTTTGAAATCATTTAATTTAAAAATTTTTGTATCATTCATAATCTTTGTCTCCAAATAAAGAAATGATATTTACAGGAAATTCGGTTTTAAAAAAAACAGTCTCGTTTAGAGAAACTTCTCCTATATTCTCTTTGTGTATTTTTGCAACATAGGAAAATCGCAACTCAACAAAATCTATAATTTCCGGAATGTTTTTTTCAAGAACAATTTCTCTTTGAAATTCAATTATATTATTGGAAGCCTCAATAGGTATTTCAGTATAGACTCTACTTTCGAATTTAACACTTTTATCCATCCCATCATAAATAAACAATGATACAAATAATGTAACGTCAGTCGTTAAAGTTTTCCCACGATTCCAGTACAACTTTCCACTCACTGGAATTTTTGTAATACCATTTAATCCATCTTGGTATGTTTTCTTAAACTCTATAAAATCTATGCTAGTTTCAAGAACTGTCAAAACTTGCGTCTTATTCAAGAAAATCCCCCCTTAGTTTTCAACAAACTTACTATAATGCAAAGATCTAATGCTATTAAAAACTATTTTAACACAATATACTTTTTAATTTACTAAGGCACACAATAAAATTTTCAGACTTGTTTGAATCATATAAATTTGGAATGTTTTATGTTTGTTTATACCCAAAGTATTTTTATGTACAAGCCCGACTAAGCGGGCTATTTATTTACCATGGTAATTTATTGTTATTAAGCGCTCGTTGCAAGGCTTTGACCATTTCAGACGTAGAACTGATAATGCCGTCTTGCGTTGTACCAAGTGCTTTCTGCATCGCTTTGATCGTGTTCTTTCCGCACAATCCGTCGATACCGCCATTGTAGTATCCTTTGGCTTTCAAGCCTTTCTGGATCACACGAATCAAATTAGAGCCGATCAATGTGGTATCAAATTGAGCTGAATGCAAATTAGCATTACATGCTTCTTTGTATTGGTGACTTACTTCGCCATCTTTATAGGTATCGTGATATTCTTGCAGACGTGTGGTTACTGCAGGTCCCCATTTACCGTCAACTGACAATTTTGTAAATTGCTCAACGATATTTGATGATGTATTTCCGGATAACAAGCTGTTTACTTTATTTTGTACCTGGGTCACATCGTAACCGGCAGCTTTCAACGCTGTGTTCCGTTGATCGCCGTTCCCCCACAAACCATTGATTACTTCCTTTGCAACAGCATCAACAGATTTGCCACCTGTGGTTGTGCTTTCTGTTGCTAAAATACGGTAGAAATTATGTGTTAGACGATTACTCATGTATGAATCGTGGCTATCAGTATGGATCCCGTTCCAATAATAGGAACAGTGGATAAAGCTGGTATTGCTTAGGAAAATACCTGTGTGGCCACCGCTGCCATTTGATTGACCAGGAGTACCAGCAACAAAAATATCTCCACGCTTGGCTTCCGAACGACTGATTTTCTTTAGTTTAGTACCCACCATACCGAACAATGTTTCAGTATTGCCCATGGATCCACTAGGCAGAAATCCACCAGCGATCATGGACAGAAACACTGCAGATGAACAGTCATAACTTTTAGGCCCTAATCGACTTGTCATTGAATAGGTTACCTTGCCTTCACGGTCAGTCATCCATTTGATCATTTGTTCAATGCTCATGTTGATCTTCCTTTCTCTCAAAAAAGAGCAGCCAATTGGCTACTCCTTCTTGTCTGTGAATTCTTGTCCATCGCCATAATCAGGTTTCTGGTTATCTTGATATTGGTTGCTAGCAATATTCAAGAATACACCAGCTAAAGTTGCTGCAGCTGTAATCGTTCCGACAATGATTTCGGTTTGAAATCCATATAAACCGCCCATTGTCACGATGAATGCTGTTACTGCTGGTACACCAACAGTGAGTGCTTTTTTTGCTAGATCATACTGTTTATTTGTTAATTTCATTCTAATTCCTCCTAATGTTGGTCTATTTCTTTTTGCTGAAGAATACCTTCATCACGCACATTCAAATTAGATACCTTGGCACGCAATGTGTCGCCAGTACCATTCCCACCTAAATTCTTATATGCTGAAAATAGATAATCAAAGTTGTTCAACTCCCCAACAGTGATATACCCACGCTTGATATACTCATCTGCTTTATTCCAAATTTGGTTGTGCAATGATGCTTTCTCAGCTTTAACGATTTTCTGGCTTCTGACTTCAGCCATTGCCTGATAATCCTCTACATTTTTAAGGCGTTTATCTTGTTCCGTATTTGCTGTTTCTAAGGCGGTGATTGTTTGTTCCCTAAGGTCGTTCTCAGCCCTTTTGGCTTTAACTAGTTTAGTGACCCATGTTCCTACTCGCCACAGGGTAGCCAATAAACCACTACCAAATACCGCTGCCCAAAAACTGTTGATCTCCAAAAACTCTTTCATTCTAATTTCCCCCAACTGAACATATGTCACCTGCTTTCCCAAAATAAAAGAGCAACCTATTCCGGCTGCTCTTCGATAACTTCTAACCACCTAATAGCAATTTTTTTATAGGATCGATTACCAATGAATACATCATTCAGTGCATTTCCGTGCTCATCAGTGATTTTTCCTAACAAAAGATCTTTATATTCGGAAAAATTGAAGTTTGGTTCTTCAACTTCTCTTGGTTCTGTCTCTCCTTCTACTAAGTAACGAATTTTCATCAAAATTCCCCTCCGTCTGTGGCTCCTATGAAGCCGTATATTGTACATTGTCCGACAAACCTTGCTCTTGCCCCGATCGGCTTAATTTCAATCGTATGCCAACCTCTAGTTACTATTCCATCGTCATTATAAAGATACTGAACGATATCAAACCTATCCGCACTTGTTCCAGTTAATGTTGCAACTACATTGTTATCAATTTTTACTTCTACTTTAGATGGGGTAGCCGAGTCCTCCCAAATTCCGTAATCAATTTCATGCGTGTGGTCAGGAATGTTTATTTGAAAATCATGTGTATGATTTGGAATATTAATATTAAATTGATGTGAGTGAGCTGGTACGGTAACACTGAAATCGTGCGTATGTGCAGGTACAGTATGTGTATGATTATCTGCAGCTTGAGAAGTCGTAACGTCACCCGCCATGGAAACGGATGGGATGATAAGGCGAAAACCTGTTCCATATGCTTCATACAGACGGGGTGACCCAACAGATGTTTCGGCGGAGACATCTGAAATGTATTTTAATGTCGCATGCCGATGACTACCGTTAGCACTGCTTGTTGCTCCCCCGCCACTTTGAGACGTGCTACCAACGGTTGTACCTCCACCGCTTTGTGTAGAAGAACCACTAACATATGCACCTCCACCAGCAGTTGTTCCGCCTGAGACTATTGCCCCTCCGCCTTTAGTGGCGCGGCTATATGCTCTGTAACGTTCTGTTTGGTAAGTCAGAAGTATTTTGTTGATTCGCTTTAACTCTTCCTCGCAATAGAACTTGATTTTCAATGGAAACCCTTCATCACAGTTCTCAGCAAATGTCACAGTGTCTTTGTTGGTTGCTCCGACGCTGGATAGTTTGTAAATTTCCATCTTTCGTTCCAAATCTGCAAGAGTAGTCGCTATTGTCTCCCCAATATAACCAATCTCCAAATCAATACTTCCAGGATCCCCAAACATATCGGATTTCTTTTCATTTACTATCCTTAAATTTACAACTCCGAACATTTCTGTCCAAAGCTGAACCACTTGGCCAGATCTTAGCTTATCAACTGACGGAATTTTTATTGTAGATTTACTAGGAATAGACTTAGTTAAATCGAGCGCTGTTGTATCCCATGTGACGAGCGGTCGTTTAAACTTTTCGAGCATAGCTTTTGCAGATGCCAGCAAAGCTTCTTCATTCAAGAACCTTTCATC